TCTGCGCTTAATTGACTTGGGCCAATCTTGGAAAACAATTGGTCAATTGGGTCTCCCTCTACCAAGTGTTTGTACGGGACTTGCCCGGCGACCTCTTCCTATTGACACAAGATGTGACAAAATTTTTTCCAGTACTCTAGCCCTTCAAATTGGCGCTCGAGACACTCCGCAGCAACGGAATATACTAAAGAGCGCACACGATCTGGAGCTCTGCTTCGGGTCCACACGATTCGCTTGTTAATGCTATCCCATGATAGAGGGGCGTACACCTTAAGCGGTCCTGGGACCCAGAGCCGCTTCAAAAACTCAGCATCTTCAAGCCTCTGATAAACATGCATCTCATCATTTTTATCTGTGTTCGTGTAAGTCATACGAAATTTACCCATTGTGACGGCAACCGATTGGAAATTGTATCTTGGCTCATCACGAACTGCAGCATTGTTATCATCTCCATACACAATCAACGCCACATGCGAGCGGAAGTCACTGATTGGTCGTTGAGTAACAACTTTCCACACCACCCTCATGTATATCTGATTCAAGATTGAGCTCAACTCAGCAGTTAACGGCACACCTGACATAACCCATCCAACGACTTGCAACCATGTACCATCAAACGCCAAGAACGATTGGCCCAGACTCTCAACGAGCGTGCGTGCCGCCAGCTTATCAACGTCCGAATAAAGCGAGCTTTCATCTATAAGATCTAACAACACTTGCATGGCACACCGAACAGCATCTGCATTGTGGGACATATCAAATGAACTGTAATCCCCCGCGATCACCGTTTCGGTGGAGTAAGACGCCAAATATGAGTAAATATCGGACCAGTCTTTCCCAAATGCATTTGTGCCAATAGCAATTTCTGCATGAATAGGGTTTGCTTTGAGCGCTTGTAAAACTGGACAAAAATACTTCCGAACTGCCATAATCACATTCATGGATGCAGCATAGAAGGTCCGTGGGACTTTCCCAAGTCTCAATGCCTCGTCCTTCTTTGTGGCGAAAAACAAGCAAGCAACGGGGATCCCACGTTCCAAACAAGCTATCATCTCATCAAATGATTGCTGTTGAACAGGTGTTAGGCCGACGAACACCTGCTCGCCGTTGCTATCCGTCTCGAATACCATGAACTGCGATTTTGGCCCAAAATGTGGACAGCCAGCGGAAGTATTTTGCTCCATGTGGTCAATGTGATCCTCACCCTCTATACCACAAACAATTTGGTCTAGTGTCAATGGAGGGTATATCACTCTGCATTGTTCTCGAATTTCTGCTGATCTAATTTCTGATGCCTCGAGAAGCAATCCCAAAGGGAAAGTAGACACCCCTTCCACCATCTTATTCCGAGTCTTGGTATAATCGGTCCAATTCCCAGCTAGCGCTGCGGGCCCAAAAGTAGTCAACGTCGGGTTGTCAATAAACATGTGCGCAACTTCACTTAGTCGCGTGTTCGACTTTGCTTTTGTGCGACGCTCGCAATTCGCGAGAGGCACATGGACACATTTTTCCATGTACCGAACGTGCGCTTTTGGATGGATACCTC